GCCAAGTATTAGAAGCAACTGTTTTTGTAACAACTGCTTATGATAACTCTGCTACTTTAAGTATTGGTACTTCAGCTACTTCTACTGAATTAGCAACTGCTGTTGCGGTTTCAACTGTGAACACAATTAAATTAGCATCTCAAGCTACAATTACAGATGCTGATAATTGGAAAGACATTGGAACAAGTGATGTTAAAATTTACACTAAATCATCTGCAACAACTGCAGATGCTGGTGTTGCTATTTTGACTGTAACATACGTTCAAAATAATAATTTAGCATAATACTAATTATTGTGGGCCTTCGGGCCCACACAAAATTTAGGAGACAAATATGAAATCAGATGTTAAAGCGGTACAAGTTACAGGAACAGGATCTGTTTTTGGTGGTAGAACAAGATTAAGAGGAATTATGATGACTAATGATGGTAGCACTGGAACTCAATCTATCACATTACAAGATGGTAATTCAGTAACTCAATGGATATCAGATTGCCCACAAGGAGATGTTTTTGCTTTCAATATTCCAGAAGATGGAATTTTATTTGAAGGTGGAATGACAGTTTCCGCTATTGGTGGTGATATAACTGCTACTGTAATTATAGACAAATAGGAGGCTAGATGGCTACCTCTGGTACTACATCATTCGATCTAACGATCGACGACATTGTTGAAGAAGCTTTTGAAAGAACTGGCATTAAAGGTGTAAGAACCGGACGTCAGTTAAAACAAGCTAGGACTTCTCTAAATATTTTATTTGCAGAATGGGGTAATAGAGGTGTGCACCTTTGGAAGGTAAAATCTGCAACAATACCTTTAGTGTTAGGTCAAGCAGAATATAATTATGCAAACGACAACACTAACTTTCCAACAGATATTAATGATGTATTAGAAGCTTATGTTAGAGATAATACAACAGCCGCAGCTCCCGTTGATACAACTTTATCAAAAATAGATAGATCAGATTACGCAGCACTACCAAACAAATTATCTCAAGGTACACCTTCACAATATTATGTTCAAAGAACTGTAAACCCAAGTGTATTTTTATATTTAACACCTGGCTCATCTTTTTCTGGAGCTAATTATCAATTAAAATTTTATTACATCGCAAGAATTGAAGATGCAGGTGCGTATACAAATACCGCAGATGTTGCGTATAGATTTATACCTTGTATGATTTCTGGTCTTGCATATTATTTAAGTATGAAAGTATCTCCAGAAATGACTCAAAATTTAAAATTAATTTATGAAGATGAATTACAAAGAGCATTGACTGAAGATGGTCAAAGAACTTCTGTATTTATTTCACCACAAACATTTTATGGAGATGGAGTATAATGGCTAATTTTGCTAGAGGAAAATTTTCACAAGCTATTTCTGATAGATCAGGTCAAGCATTTCCATATACAGAAATGGTAAAAGAATGGAATGGTTCTTTTGTTCATATATCTGAATATGAAGCTAAACATCCTCAATTAGAACCAAAACCAAGAATTGTCGATCCACAAGGTTTACAAAATGCACGACCCGCGAGAACCGAACCAACGGTACCTAATTTATTATCATCAAACCCATTTACAACAACAGCGTCTTCTGGAACTATTTCTGTTTATGAAGATGCGCATGGAAGAACAACTGGACAAACTGTTGTATTTAGAAATGCAACAACAGGAAATGGAATTACAGAAAGCAACTTGAATAATGCAAGTGGCTTTACCATAACAGTAACAGATGCAAATAATTATACATTTGCATCAGGTGAAACTGCTGCGGTTTCAGGAAGAATAGGAGGAGCGTTTGCATCGGCTGGTCCGGTAACGATTACACCATAATGGCATATACATATTCAAATTTAAAAACAGATATTAGAAATTATACAGAAGTAGATAGCAATGTTTTATCTGACTCTGTTTTAACTACGATTGTTAAAAATGCTGAAAATAGAATTTATAGAGATACAGACTCTGATGATGACAGATTTTATGCAACATCAAATCTACAAGCTGGAAATAGATATGTAACAATTCCATCGGATTTAAGATTTATTAGATATGCTCAATTGACTGATTCATCTGGAAATCAAGTTTATTTAGAGCAAAGAGATACTTCTTTTATGGCAGAATATTATGATACCCCAGGAACTCAATCAGGACTTCCTAAATACTATGCTAATTGGGATGCTAACTATTGGGTAGTGGCTCCTACACCAGATTCAACTTATTTGATTACTTTAGCTTACAATAAACAACCTGATTCTATAACAACTTCTGACTCTGCAACGACTTATGTAAGTAATAAATATCAAGATTTACTTTTGTATGCTTCTCTGGTAGAAACATATGGATACTTGAAAGGTCCTGCAGATATGTTACAATACTATGAGCAGGCTTATCAAAGAGCTTCTCAAACGTACTCTATCGAACAACAAGGTAGAAGACGCAGAGACGAATATGACGATGGTGTTATTCGTACTCCTTTAAAATCAGTAAACCCATCACAATAAATTAAGGAGATAAAATAAATGGCTAACATAGTACCTGACTCTTTTAAAACAGACTTACTTGGTGGCGTGTTTGATTTTGATTCTGGTGGATCAACTTTCAAATTAGCGCTTTATACATCATTAGGCGGTTTCAGTACTTCTACAACTGTGTACACTGTTACAAACGAAGTTTCTTCGTCTGGAACAAACTATACAGCTGGTGGAAATACTTTAACTAATAATGGCGTAGCGATATCAAGTAACATTGCATACGTTGACTTTGCAGATTTGACTTTCTCATCTGTAACTTTATCTGCAGTGGGAGCTCTGATTTATAAAGGCACTTCTAATGAAGCAGTATTAGTTTTAGATTTCGGCGGAACAAAGACAGCGACTAACGGAGATTTCGTTATTCAATTCCCAACTGCTGATTCATCTAATGCGATCATTAGACTTGGCGACGCATAATAGTATATAGGAGTAGAAATGGCTTTGGTAATTAACGATAGAGTTAAGGAAACAAGTACAACTACTGGAACTGGAACTTTGAATCTAGCTGGTGCCGAAACTGGTTATGAAAGTTTTGTATCAGGAGTTGGTACAGGCAATACAACTTACTACGCAATAGAGCTTAATGCTGCTGGCGAGTGGGAAGTTGGTATTGGTACAGTTACGTCTGGATCTCCAGATACTTTATCAAGAGACACGATCATTTCTTCATCTAATTCTGATGCGGCTGTAACTTTTAGTGCAGGAACTAAAAACGTATTTTGTACGTTGCCAGCAAAGAAAACTATTTCTCCAGTCATGGATGCAACAACTTTCGTTGTAACTCACGCATCAACTATTACAGAAGATCAAACATTAGATTCAGGAGTTTTAGCAGGACCAGTAACTATTACTGGAACACAAACAATAACAGGAACATTGGTAGTAATATAAATGAGTAAAATAGAAGTAGATCAGGTAGATCCACAATCAGGCACAACCTTAACACTAGGTACATCAGGTGATACAATCAGTATCCCAGCAGGTGTAACTTTAGCTAATTCTGGAACTGCTACAGGTTTTGCCTCAATAGCTTGGCAATCAACTATTGTTACAGGTACAACTTTAAGTGCTGTAGCTGGTAATGGCTATTGGATAGACACTACTTCTAATGCCTGTACTGTAACATTACCTGCTTCAGCAAGTGCAGGAGATCAAATTATATTTGTAGACTACGCTAGGACTTGGGCAACTAATTCTGTTACAATAGATCAAAATGGTTTAAATTATCAAGGTGGAACAGACAACCCAGTATATGATACAGATGGTCAAACAGTTAATATAGTATATTCTGGAGCTACTAATGGCTGGATTCCAATATCAGATGATGAAGTTGCTGATGAGGGAACTATACTACCTTTAGATTTTTTAGTTATCGCTGGAGGTGGAGGCGGTGGAGCAGCTAGAGGTGGAGGCGGAGGTGCTGGAGGATATAGAGCATCTTCACAAACTGTATCATCAGGAACAACAATTACAGTAACAGTAGGAAATGGTGGTTCAGCTGGTGGAGGTTCTGTTCCTAATACTACTGCAGCTACAAGTGGTTCAAATTCTTCTATATCAGGAACAGGTTTAACTACAATAACTTCTAATGGAGGAGGAAATGGTGCTGGTACTAATGCCTATTCAGCCGCTGGTAATGGAGGTTCAGGTGGTGGTGGTACAGATGGTAATTCTGGTGGTTCAGGGAACACTCCAAGTACATCACCAAGTCAGGGAAATAATGGTGGGTCAGGTGATGGTGATCCAACTTATGTAGGTGCAGGTGGCGGAGGTGGTGCAGGTGCCGTTGGTCAAGATGGTACATCTTCGGTTGCAGGAGATGGTGGAGCTGGTACAGCTAGTTCTATTACAGGTTCATCAGTAACAAGAGGTGGAGGAGGTGGTGGAGGTGCTTATCTCCAGGGTGGTGGTACAGCTGGTTCTGGAGGTTCAGGGGGTGGCGGAAATGGAAGTGTACCTGGTGCTGGAACTAGTGGAACAGCTAACACTGGCGGTGGCGGAGGTGGCGGAGGTTTTGATGGATCAGCTGGCGGTGGCGGAAATGGTGGGTCAGGTGTTGTTATAATAAGTATGCTTACTTCTGTTTATACAGGTACAACAACAGGTTCGCCAACAGTTACAACATCAGGAAATAAAACAATTTTAACATTTACAGGTTCAGGGAGTTATACTCATTAAGGAAATAAATTATGGCTAGTTTTGCAAAAATAGGATTAAATTCAAAAGTAATAGAAGTAGTATCAGTTCATAATAATGAATTATTAGATGCTAATGGTGTTGAACAAGAAAATATTGGTGTTGATTTTTTAACTAAATTGACAGGTTGGGCAATTTGGAAACAGACTTCTTACAACAATAATATAAGAAAAAATTACGCAGGTGTAGGTATGACTTATGACGAAGACAGAGATGCTTTTATTCCTAAAAAACCTTTTAATAGTTGGGTATTAAATGAGACTACTTGTCTTTGGGAAGCACCAGTTGTATATCCTAGTGATGGACAAAAATATATTTGGAATGAAACAATACAAAATTGGGAGTTAGTTGAGTAATGAGTGAAATAAAAGTAAATAAAATATCACCAAGATCAGGAACAACCCTAACATTAGGGGATAGTGGAGACGACTTTGTAATTCCAGCAGGTG